CTAAAAAGAAGCCAGCATCACTAGAGCTTCCTAGAAATCCTCTTATGTTTGAGATTCTAGACCTAGTTTCCAAGCAGCGCACTAAGGCTAAGAAGATTGAAGCACTCAAAAAGCACGAGTGTCTAACTCTCAAGTCCTTATTTATTTGTAACTTTGATGAGACTGTAGTCAGCCAACTCCCAGAAGGTGATGTGCCTTACGCTGATCCCGAAGACCAGTTGAAGTATAACGGAACTCTATCCGAGAACCTAGCAGATAAGTCTCGTCAAATGTATACTGACGGTAACTTCTCATTAGGTAGTGCTGATACTAACGGCAGAACAACTCTCCGTGCTCAGACTCGTAACTTCTATCACTTTGTTCAAGGTGGTAACCCAGGTCTTTCTGGTATGCGACGTGAGTCTATGTTTATCAACCTTCTTCAGTCAGTTCACCCCCTTGAAGCAGAAATTTTGGTCCTCGTAAAAGATGGACTGCTCTCTGAGTCATACAACATCACCAAAGAAGTAGTCGCTGAGGCATTTCCCGACATCGTTTGGGGAGGAAGGGGTTGATTTTCTCCACCCAAAATCTCTCATAAACATTAAGAAAATATAAAGCTCCCTAAATAGTTAGAGAGTATGCTATACTCTTTATACGTTCATCCCCAGCCACGGGGTTGGGGACGCAAGTAGGATGACGCGGAACGGATTCGTTCATTTCACACAAGAGTGTGAAACGCAAACGCCACCCGAAGGAACGGGGTTTTTATTAACCTTATTTCTTAGGAGCAAACAAATGCTAGCAGTATATCGTGGTGTCGCTTATGACACCGACCGTAAACTAACGAAAGAAGCAGATTACAAAAAAGTAACTGAAACTTATCGTGGTATTCAGCACACCGAAACCGTTAAGGTAGAGGTATCAAAATGAATACACTAGACATCATCCGTCAAAAAGAGCTAAGAGCAAGAAAGCTTTACGAAGCTCGGTTGCTTATGGCAAGACTAAATCAAAGAGCGAATAACGCTTGATACTAGGAGCCGCAAGGCTCCTTTTTTTTATGCTATAATATCCTTGAATACATAATACTATGGACCGAGACAAGGTAAAGTTCTTAATTCAATCAATTGAAGTTCTTATTGAAGAACTAAAAGCAGAGGTCTACACCGACTCCGAGACCCATAAGGTTTCCGAGACTGCTTATAGTGACGAGGAGGAACCAATTTCCACCGATGATCTAATCCAAACAATGTTCAACCAAGTGATTGACGATACACTATGAAACCAGTAAAAGCCGCAGACCTACTCCGCCTTGACCCACTACAAAAGGTAGAGATGCTTCGCAACACCCCCAATCCACAACAAATGGTTTATATGGGTGGTAAGAATGATTACAGTGAGCTTCCAATTGAAGATACCACTATTCCTTTTGAGAAAGAAGCTGGTGAATGGGTAATCAAACAGCTTCTAGCAAATGAGCGAGGACATTGGGGACCATTAGAGCACCCAGCAATCTCATTCAGCTGCTCTGGTTTCGTACATAATGTAATTGTTCAGGCACGTACTCATCGTGTAGGTATTAGCTTTGATGTTCAATCACAGCGTTATACCTGTAAGCGTGTTCTCAAAGTAGCATCAGGCGAGCTTCTACCCCAGAAGGTCTTCTATGTACGCCCTCCTGGCTTCTACACCAACCGAAAGGGTAAGAAGTATGAATGGACCCCTGATGACTATGAGACCCAGCTAGGGCTCTGTCGGGCTGCCTCACAGCGCTTCGCTACACAGTTTGAGAATGGCGTATCAGAAGAGCACGCTAGGGACTATCTCCCCCAGAACATCCGTCAAAACTTCGTGGTTACATTCAGTCTCCGCGCACTACTTCACTTCCTTGATCTACGAGCCAAGCTTGACGCACAGCTAGAAATCCAGGCACTATGTGAAGCAATGGTTGAGCCAACAAAGGTATGGGTTCCCCAGATCTTTGAGTATTATGAAGAGAAGCGTCTTCACAGAGCGCGTCTTGCCCCCTAAATAAACTTAAGCTGAGAGGTAAAATTTTGGCGACATATCATGTAATTCACAAAGAGACCAAAGAAACCAAAATCATTGAGTGTAGCGTCCATGATATTATGGATTGGTATGCCGAAAACGAAGGTTGGGAAAGAAATTGGTCTTATGGATGCGCAACTACCGCATCAGAAGTCGGTGAGTGGAGAGAAAAATTAGTAGCGAAAAATCCTGGCTGGAACGATGTTCTAGACCAAGCTTCTCGCGCTCCGGGTTCGAGGGTCAAAAAGATCTAAGAGCCCATTTTTTTGCTTTTCATACTGTTGTTACTACTTAATAAAAATGCCAAATAAAAGAAGTCGTAAGTCTGCTAACCCCATTGGGGTCGGTCTAACCGCAAAGCAGATGAGAAGGAAGAAGCCTATTGATCGGAATCTTCTAGCCAATGTTGAGGCTATTACAGAAAATCAGCAATTATTGTTTGATGAGTATGATAAAGGACAAAACATTGTAGCTTATGGGTGTGCTGGTACTGGTAAAACATTTGTTACTTTATTTAAAGCATTAGAGGAAGTATTGGACGATAATAGTCCATATGAGAGAGTTTACATTGTAAGGTCACTTGTAGCCACTAGAGAAATTGGTTTCCTACCAGGAGACCACGATGATAAATCAGCACTTTATCAGATTCCATATAAGAATATGGTTAAGTATATGTTTGATTTGGATTTAGAAACTATCAACTCTACTGGTCAAACCTCACCATTCGAGATGCTCTACGGCAACCTAATGGCTCAAGAGACTCTCAAATTCTGGTCAACTTCATTCTTAAGAGGAACAACATTAGATAAAGCAATCATCATTGTAGATGAATTCCAAAACCTAAATGCCCACGAACTCGATTCTATTATGACTCGTGTTGGTGAAGACTCCAAGATTCACTTCTGTGGAGATGCTACACAATCTGACCTAGTGAAGGCTTCAGAGCGCAGTGGTATTATGGACTTTATGTCTATCCTAGAGCGTATGCCTTCCGTAAGTAAGGTTGAGTTTGGTCTAGGGGATATTGTTCGTTCTGGTCTATGTAAGGAATACTTAGTAGCCAAACACGAATCTGGCATAGAAATCTAATCCGTGCTATAATAAGGGCATATTATTATTGATAGATGCCTTTTACTCATAACCCAGTTGAGATACCAAAATTAAGTAGAGAAACCATCGATGGGGTCAGGTACTATACTGCCCCCAACGCCGAAGGTGAACTAATTAAGCTAGTATCAATTACTTCAGTGACTTCTCACTGGAGTAGAGAAGGCATTATGAAGTGGAGAGCACGTGTTGGTGAAGAAGAAGCTAATCGTGTATCTAAACGAGCAACGACTAGAGGTACAGATATGCACCTCTTAACTGAGCATTACTTACAGAATGAGCCGTTGCCTAAAGCGAAGGTTCCTATCTCACAAATCTTATTCAATACTGCAAAGCCAGCACTTAATAAGATTGATAATATTATTGTCCAAGAACAAGCAATGTATAGCTTGCGTCTTGGTATTGCAGGAACACCTGACTGTATCGGTGATTATGATGGGGAACTTTCCATTATTGACTTTAAGACTTCTAAGTCCCCCAAGCCATTAAAGTGGGTTGAGGGGTATTTTGTTCAAGCATCAGCATATGCTTGTATGTTGTATGAACTAACAGGTATCAAAGCCAAAAAACTTGTGATTATTATGGCTTGCGAAGATGGTGAGCTTAAAGTCTATGAAGAAAGAGATGTATACAAGTGGGTTAAAAAACTTGATACTTACATTCGTAAATTTGTAAACGACAAACTAGAAAACCTATGACTACCCAAAATGAATTAGAGAAGGTCTTGGATGAAAAGTTTCTCACCCCAATCAAATTTTCATATATCATTGAAAACATCGTTCTCACTGAAAAACTAAACTACATTGATGCGATTATTCACTATTGCGAAAAAGAGAACATTGAGGTAGAATCAGTCTCCAAGCTTATGACAAAGCCCCTCAAAGAGAAGCTTAAAGTTGATGCAACCAACCTAAACTTTATGAAGAACGTTGGTGCTAGCAAAGCTAAACTACCCCTATAACTTACAGAATGAATAGTAGATTACGCAGAGGAATTATGTCACCGTATGATGTCTACACAACATACCTAGCAATGAAAAAGCACTTTACTGATGCTAAATTCGACTTCTTTAGATACAATGGTAAGACACGAGCCTCTGTAACTGCATTCAACAAAAGAAAGGACAAGTACTTCTTTGAACGTATGAGTCGCAAACTATCAGACGATGAAGTCAAAATGTATTTCATCGCAAATTTTGTAGCTACTGAGAACCCATCAGCAGTTTGGGTTGGTGAAATTATGCAGAGTGGTGAGAGACACTATAAAAATCTCTCAAAAAAATATCAAAGTATTACATACACATTCAGTCAAGAGTGCTCTACATTATTTGACGAATACACATTACCCCAACTATTTGATTCAAGTAAAGGTCACCCACCTATAATTAAGAGGTACTTGGGGGGAGATATATCAATAGAGACTCTCACTATATTGGATATGATTTTTGGTTTCTGTGCTAAAATAGATACTAAGCTGAGTGATCCAGTTTGGGAGACCGTCAGCTTTAAGGTAAAAAAGTACCGCCCTTTTATAAATATCGATATCACTAAATGTAAATCAATCCTAAGAGACATTATTCATGCCTGAAGACACTTTTTTCTCATCACAAGTAGTTATTGATTCAATTGAAGAGATTGTAGATCTTCAAAATCAGGTGTTATTATTCTCTCAATATGCTGAGTTCGCTACTATTAACGAACAGCAAGATAATCTAGACCTTCTTCGTCGTCTTATGTCTAAACAGAAGAATATGTGCTTTAGATGTATAATGACTGACTCACCCGATGCAAAAAAACTATTAAATGAGGTCTTATCTCACTTTGAAGAGCACGGACACACGGTCGATAGAGACAATCCTATGCTAGTATTTGATGAAGTTAGTGATAATTTAGACGATATTGAGTTTGAGTTAGACTTCTTCAGTAAGTATGGTAGATATCCAGATGATGAAGAACCTGGTGGTGAGACTCCACCAACAACTATGTTTTAATTAACAAACTATTCACTAGGCTTGGCATCCTATCTATTATCGAGTATAATAAACAAGTTCAGCCAGTTATCCAATTAATCCGAACAATCCTATGTCATTCAAAGATCTAAAAAAGCAATCATCTCTCGGCGCTCTTACCCAGAAGCTTGTCAAGGAAGTAGAGAAGATGAATACAGCTGGCTCAAGCGGTGATGACCGCTACTGGAAGCTAGAATGTGATAAAGCCCAAAACGGTTATGCTGTGATCCGTTTCCTTCCACAGCCCGAAGGTGAAGATATGCCTTTCGTCAAGATGTATTCCCACGCATTCCAAGGTAAAGGTGGCTGGTATATTGAGAACAGCTTGACTACACTAGGTCAGAAAGATCCCTTGTCTGAGTTCAACTCTGAGCTTTGGAACAACGGCACCGACGCTGGTAAGGAACAAGCACGTAAGCAAAAGCGTAAGCTCACATATATTGCTAACATTATGGTCGTCAAAGACCCAGCAAACCCCCAGAACGAAGGTGGAGTATTCCTCTACAAGTTCGGTAAGAAAATCTTCGACAAGCTTATGTCTGCTATGCAGCCTGAGTTTGAAGATGAAGAAGCAATCAACCCATTCGACTTCTGGGAAGGCGCTAACTTC